GAGGCTTTGACTTTATCGACAGTGAGTTGCATTTAATAACAGCAGACACTGACGGTTTACATCTAGAGAGACTTACACTTGAAGACGGTATAACAGACACCGATTTAGATTATACTTTGTATCTTGATAGTAAGGTAGATGGAGCTGATTTAACTACTAGCTACGACGCTGCTTCTAAGACTACTACTATAAGTGATTTCCCTTATGATCCTACTGATGTAGCTATATATACGAAGAACGGTCACAACACCCCCTTCACTCGTACATCTTCTTCTGCTGGAACTGTTTCAGGTGATCTTACTTCTACTCCATTCTTTGCAGGTAAGCCGTACAATATGTTGTACAGGTTCTCCAATCAAACGCTAAAGCAACCAACAGAACGAGGTGGTCGTAGTGCATCTGACTATGCTTATCAAACAATACGTAACGGTAGTATAGACTATGCAGACACCGGACACTTTACTGTTGAAGTAACTCCGAAGTACAGGGATACATATAGCTACGCTTTTAATCCTGACATTGTAGGAGCTAACTTAACACTTAATCAATTCACACCACAGAACGGACACTTTAGATTCCCCGTACAAGCACAACCTAATGAAGCTACTATCGAAGTTAAAAGCGATAGTGCATTGCCAGTTAAGTTATTAGGTGCTGAGTTTGAATCGATGTTCATACCGAGAAGTAGAAGATATGGAGCTTAGGATAGATGAAGCACACGGTGATATGGATGCTGTTGATCTGTATGAAGATTTACGGGAGGACGATATGTTAGAGATACTTGGACTTATGCACCACCCTAGAGATGCTGTATATACATCGTATAGCTGTTCTACTAAGTGCTACAGTGTAAAGGATGAGATGAATAACTTGTATTGTTCCTTTGGTGTAGCTCCTATTGAAGGTACTAATATCGGAAGTGCTTGGTTATTAGGTACTAGAAGATTACCGACGATTAAGAAGTTCTTCTTGAAACACTCCAAGGAACGTATGGAAGGATTGTTAGATGGCTTTGATTACCTCACTAACTTTGTTATGAAGAGTAACACGTTGAGCTATAGGTGGTTGAAGTGGTTAGGTGCTGAGTTTAACGATTGTCACTTGGACGGCTATATGTCATTTATATTAGAAAGGAAGTAAGTATATATGTGTTTCTTTGCAGCATTAGGTACAGCATTAGGTGCGTCAGCAGCGTCAGCCACGGCGACTGGTATTGCTGCTACGTCGGCAGGGATAGGAGCGTTATCAGCTGGTGCTCAGGCCGTCGGTCAACAACAGCAAGCTAAGGCACAGTATCAAGCACAGCTTCAACAAAATGAGATGCAACGTCGTATGCAAGCACAAGCAGCAGCGGCGGAACGTACACGTGCATTACGTCAGATGACAGGCGAGCGTTTACAGCAAGCACAGCAACTTGAATCTTTAGGTAGGGAAGAAAGAGAAATAGCATTAAAAGCCCAGCAAGCTATATCTAGGACAGCAGAAGACCCTACGACAGCAGCAGCTAAACAGATGGAATACTTTGCGGATTTAGGTTCTAGGAGGGAGTCATACAACAGACAAAGGGAACTAATAGACGTAGGTAGAGGTTTCGCATTAGAAGACATAGGACTAGGTTCTCAACAGCGTCTCATCGGAATCAATCAACCTATATCCGATCCAATGCGTCCTAGGGGTTTAGGTATCTCTGATGTATTGAGCGTCGCTAGTGGTGGTCTTAGTGGTTACCAAATGGGACAACAGTTATCCGGCGGAATGGGTGGAGTAAGTACTGATATCAACCCCCCTAAAGGCCCTGTCAAAATAGGCGGTAAAACTTATGCTTGGGAACCCGTTAACGTAAAATGACACGATCAGTTAGACAACTTCAACCTACTATAGGCAGACTCGGTGGTTACAACATTGCTCAACTAACAGCCCCTAGAGTACCTGTACCACAAACTAATAATTTATTAGAACTAGCTAAGGGTTTAAAAGTTACCTCTGACATTGTTGTTACTTACGATCAGATAAAGCAAACGCAGAACCGTCAACAAGAAGCATTAGAAAAGGCGAGAGCGTTAAAAGGTAAAGAGCGTGAGCAGTACGAGCAAGCTGTTATGACTGAAGGAGCTACGCAGTTTGACTTAGACCCAGGCGGAGTTTCTAGGCAGATGGAGGCTTACGAAAGGGAAGTCAGGAAACTAGCTGAAGAAGGAAAGATGCCTGAGCAAGCGAATGCTTTGTTTATGTTAGGAGCGAAGCAAGCTAAAGGAAAAGTATTAGCTAACAGTGTTTACAGGGAAATGCTATTTAATCCTCAGACTATATCGGAGACAATAGACCCCATACAAACAGTCCAAGAAAAACGACAAGAACTATTTAGTCGTCCTGAATTTCAATCTGAGTTAGTCAAAGAAGCTGCACTTGAGAATATAGAGAAGATAGAGCAAGCTTTCATTAAAGATGTAAACGATAGGTTTGATGCTGTTGATATAGAAGACGCTAAGACTAATTGGTTGTTAAACGGAAAACCTTTAATGAATCAAGCTATAAATGGACAGTTAGATATAAATGATCCATCTATTAAAAACTGGATAAATGATAAAGCTGGTTTATTTAAAGGGTCTAGGAAATTTGCTTGGGATAATTTAATTAAGGAACAGTTGAAAGAAGGCTTATCTACAGGAGGATACACGCCCACGGCTGTGCTAGATTTCTTAGAAGATTTAAGAGAGTTTAATTTAGGCGGAGGTATAAAATTTGCAGACGCTGAGACTGGGAATGCTATTAGCGATTTTGTTGGTCATGTTGAGGATCGTAGAGCTACTTTAGAAAATAAAGCCAAGGAAGCAGTTAATATACAATTTGAAGAAGTTAAGTTTGATGCTACTAACGTTTTCTATAAAGAAGTTAAAGAGACGGGTAATGTATCGCAGGATACTTTAATGGCTCAGATTGATAAGGCTGTTGAGTTAGTTCCTCTCCACAAGAGAGATCAGTTGATAGCTGATATTCAAGGAAGTTGGTCCAACGCTACAAAGCTAAGAGACGAAGCCACTAAAGTAGTGTTTGATGATTTCGTTAGGGATATTGAGGAAGGCTTGGATTTAGATACCGTCAAAGAAAACCTAAACAAATCAGTAGACTCAGGCAGTATAACACCGTCAGATTACGATACATTAAATACTAGATTAGAAAACTCTAGAGACTTTGATATACAGATAATTAAGAATCCTAGTTATATCGACTTAAAGAACTCATACGAAGATTTGATAACAGGTTACAGGAAAGATAAAAAACTAGCTGAGGTAGACCCTAATACAATAAAGAATTATTTTTCCACTATAGATAGAAATAAAACTACTTTATTAGTGGGGGGTGATATGACGGGAGATTCTTTGTATGAATTAATAAAAAAGAAAAAAGGAGAAGCTAAAGCTAAAATGTTTGTTAACAGGCAATACCGAACTTTTGATAGAAGTTTAAGAAATAAGCTTGAATTAGAATTTAATAAACAGATCGGTTTAGGTAGGACTCCCGATCAAGCAAGAACTTACATAGACGAAAATCAAGATACCATAGCGGAAAAACAATTTCAAAGTTGGGTAGATGCTTCTATCACCCTAGCGGAAACTACTTATCTTAAATAAATCACACAATGGACGAAGAGGATAAAATTATCTCCGAAGAGGAAAAACAAAAGTTAACTAAAAAAGTTACTGATCCTATTTTTGAAGAGGCTGAACGACGTATGATAGAGGGCGTACGCACTCAAAAACCTGTTGATCCGCTTACCAGACAAGAACAGATAGAAGCTACACCCGAAGGGCAACTGCCTAAAAGACCGAGACCCGGTGCTCCTACTTCCGATAAGATACAACTCCCAACCACTTTACCTAAGCACGGAGTAAGGGCGTTATATAATGAAGGAGAACGCATTCTTGAAAGAGCTTCTCAAATAACAAACTTACCGCCAGAGAGTCCTTTTACTCACACCATCGCACAACGTATAGCTAAAGGTGATCCGTTTTCTACCGAAGCTATGGAGGACGCTAGGATTGAAACAATGAAGATGGTTAGGGCGGGCCTTATACCCAATCCTTTTTACGAAGGTTTTACAGGTAAGATACAACAGGCATACGAAACTATAGCACCTTTAACAGTCGAGATAGGGATGCCTATGACGCAAGCTATAGTTACTTCTCCCTTATTATTATCTCCAGCACCTGGTTCGAGACCGCTTTATTTTAGTGCATTAGGATTAAACTCTGGCGTAGCTAATATGTTGGCACAGCAGATGCGTATAGGATACGGACATCAAGAGGAAACATCGTATCAAGAAGCGGCAGCTGCTACTGCTTGGGGTATGATTCCCAGTTTAGGGCCAGCTAGGAAAATGAATGCAGCTGCTACTACAGTGCTTAGAGGCTTCGAGGGGGCCATTATGGCTAGTGGTGAGAATTTAACGCACCAAGGTCTTGAGATACTATACGGTAAGAGAGATGAAATATCAGGAACTGAACTTGCTTTGACTACAGCTGGTGGTGCTACTATTGGTTCTGTATTAGGACGTTTAGAATCTGCGTTAGTTAAGTATGAGCCTAAAGAAAAACCAGCAGCTATACTTAGAAAAGCAATTAAGGATGAATTAAAAGGTGCTAAGAAAGAAGTAGCTAGATTAAAAAAGGAGGGTCAAAGACGTGGTTTAAAAGGACACGAAGCTAAAATTGCAAGCCTAGAGCAAAAGTTAGACGGCCTTAGAGAACCGGAGGATAAGATACTACAAAGAGCTATCGATCAGTTAGAAGAGCAAGAACAACAACAAGTAGAATCTTTTGAGTTATTCGCTAAAGAGTGGCAGGAAAGTAAGGCTGCTCAAGCACTGAAAGAAAGTGACGTACCAAGAGCCGTAGAACAAGAAGGAGTATCTAAAACGTTTCTTGAATACGATGAAAGCAAAAATCCTGAGTATATAGGGTCAATGCAGAATCCTCATTATAAAGCCGTAACGGTAGGCGAGGAAGGTTTTGAGTACGGTGCGTACATGAATGAGGCTGGCGAGGTTATAGATTTAAGAGCAGACACACCTATACAAATTGATAAGACTTTAGAGAGGTTAGATGACGATGAGCTTGAAGAAGCACTCCGTGTAAAAAATAACGAATTAGAAGATTTAGAAAATTGGGAGGACGATAGTAAAATCCCAAAAGGCGATCTTGAAAAGATTATAGAGCTACGTTCAGAAGTTGAAGCTTTTGAGTTAGAAGACTGGAGGCGTAACGTTGAATGGAGGGCTGAAGATTTAGTAAAAGACCCCGAAGCTATAGACGATCCATTTAACGATTTATTTGGTAAGGTATGGGATCAAGTTAAAATTGATAACGACATGGCTGATGTTAAAGTGGCTATGGCGTTTGAAGCTATAAAGAAGCATGGATTGGAGAATCAATTTAAAGATTTCCTTAAAGCACAGCAACGGTCATTAGGTACGCAAGTAGAAGCTGAAGACGCTGAGTTTCTGTTTAGAACTCAAATGGAGAAAGCTACGAATGCTTATAAAAAGTTTTCTCAACCGCAGCCAAAACCCGAAGCACCCGCTATTGAAGCTAAACCTAAAGCAGAAGAACCTGTTGTAACTGAGAAGCCGGAAGGTGAAGTAAAGCAACAAGCTAGAGAAGCATTAGATGACTTCATGGCTGGTGGTGGTACTCGTGAGGTTGATCCTGAGACTGGTAAGTTGATGGATACTGAAGACGAAATAAAAGCTAGGTTACTGACAGACGACAGGGAAAAACAAAGATTAGTAAATGCTGTACAGGATGCCATTAAAGAAGACTTAGAGAAAATAAAAGGAAGCCGTGAATCGCAGCTAGAATACCTATCTAAAGTACAAAGGGAGTTGGATCGTAGGCTAGGCACTGAAGCTGGCGATGAATTAGCTCTTGTATTAAATGCTTCTCAACTAAGTGATAACATAGAAGTAGCAGATGCTTTAAATGAGTTATCAATACAGATGACGGCTAACGGTGCTGTTATGGTTAAAGGTTTCGACGATTTATTAAAGGTTACTAGAGAAAAGAACTTTGATAATCCTCAAGAACTAAACGATGCAATGGTATCTATTCATAAACTGATACCACAGATGCTCGGTTGGAAGAAGACAGGCAGTGCTGCTGGTAGGTTACTTCAATCTAGAAAATACACTAAGGATCAGTTGGAAGTTAAAATAGAACAACTTGAAACTGAGATGGAGGAAAACTTAGTAAGCAGTTTAAAGGCTTCTAAGGACATGACTCCGGACGAACTAGATAAACAAGTAAAAACTTTCGGTGATATAGAAGCCGTAAAACGTTTACTAAAAGCAGTACAACAAGCTGACGATGTAAGTGAAGTAAAACAGATACTACTCGACCAACAACAAGCATTCCAAAACCAAAGTTCGTTAAAGAAAAACTTCCAACAAGGCGGTAACATATACACTAAAGTAAGAGATGTCGGGATGGATGTCTTGTATTCAAGTATGTTATCTGCCCCCACTACCTTAATTAAAGTAGGTATAGGTAATGCTGTAATGTCTCGTTATAATTCTTGGATGGGTAAGGTTGGTGCTAAGTATATGGCTGTAGCTCCTTGGGCTAGGCGTGGTATGAGCAAACAGCAGTTTGATGAGGCTTATAACTTCTGGAGTAGAGTCGGTTCTTCTTATGGGGAGTTTAATGACATAGCATGGCAAGAATCAAGAAAAGCATTTAAGAGCGGCATATCTGATTTGAGGTCACATTTTGAACGTATAGGCGAGTCGGCTTTGTCGATGGAACGTACAGGGTTGTCAGGTGCTTTAGGTCAGTCTTTAGAGAACCTAGGTCAATTTATAGATGTACCGGGTAAAGCTATGGCTGCTGTCGATGCAAGGTCAAGGATGAGGATAGCACACGCCATGACTAAGTCTAAAGCCAATTATGATTGGAGGATGGCTAAGTTAAATGGTGAAGAAGTTCCCGAAAATTTTGATGAATACTATAAAGGGTTTTTAAATAAAGTATTTACCGAAGACAGTACACGCTTGATGAATGAAGACCAAGTAAGAAGACAAGCTGTGTTGAACGCTGAAAAGGAAGGCGTAAAATCGGAAGACTTAGCTTCTTATATTGATAATTACGTACAAAATAATTGGGATAAATCCACTAGTAACTTTGTAGATTATGTGCAGCGTAATGTGAAAGAGATAACCTTCACGGATGAGTTGGGTGAGTTTGCGGAATTGAACACATTAGAAGTACCTGTTAAAGGTTTGGAAAATATGCTTAATACATTTCCGTTATTAAAAACTATACTTAATCCATTCCAAAGAACAGGCAGGAATATTATAAGGGAAGGTTTAAGTACTACCTCTGCATTAGCTGATGTGCCGGGATTAAAGAAATTCTCAGACAAAATATGGTCTAAAACTGTACAAGATTTAAACAGTAACGATCCAATCATAGCCGCTCGTGCTAAAGGTAGACAGATTGTAGGAGCAGGTATAATAGCAACTGCTTGGGGGATGGCTGAAGCTGGTTTGTACGAAGGTATGATTTCTCAGAACTGGAAGAAAAGAGAGAACGTACAGACAGGTACAGGATTAAATGATTACGAATTAAGACTACCAGACGGTGAAGGTGGTGTTATAAGTGTGGGTATTTCCGCACTAGAACCGTTCACCACTGTAATTAATATAGTAGCAGATGCTCATACTCTTTCAAAAGGTAGTATGGCTCAGAAAAGAGAAGCTATGTCTGCATTGAATATCTTAGCTTTAGTGGTATCTAATAACATAGGTAACAAATCTTACTTTAAAAATTTAGGTGATGCCTTGCAGTTGATTACGGTTACTAGTGAGTCCGAGGAAGCTGTTGAAGCTAAACGCATGAGGTTGATTAAAGGTATGCTAGGTGCTGGTGTTCCTTCTGCTATGAACGCTATGTCAATGGCTACTGATGAGTTCAGGAGGCGTAGTGATGATATACTTAAAATGCTTGCTAAAAGAATTGGAGGTATTGCTAAGGAAGTTCCCGTACGCAGAGATATGTGGGGAGAACCACAACAGTTACATAAGAGTGATACAGCACAGGCCGGAAGTTTAATAAATCCTTTTAAGGTAGGTAGACAATTAATGGATGTAGATGACTATGTTGTGCAAGATGAAGACGGTCTTAGAAGATTCGATAAAGAAAAGTTTAAAAGTATCAATTTAGAAAATAAGGAAGAGGTACGCAATGCAGCTTGGGCTGTCGCTTTAGAACTAGATGGAGAGTATCACTTTAATGGAGGTACTAGTATAAAGGACGGTATAGAATTACAAGAAATTATACACCCCGAAACCCGTATTGATGCTTTTGAGCGTTGGCAAGAGATATATAAGAATCAAAAGATTGATGGCTTAACAGCTCAACAAGCTACTGTTGTACTAGCTAGACAGTTAACAACTCCGACTAAGTTAGACCCCAACCAAACACCTGAAGGGTTTAAGCAGAAAGATAAGAGGCTTGAATTGTTTAGGAAAGTTTTAAACGGTTACAAGAAAGTAGCTTACGAAAGAATGAGGCAAGAGTACCCAGTACTAATTGAGCAAGAAAAGGAAGATAAAATTCGTAACGCTCTGTTAACTACATCTCCAAACGCTGAACAATTAAAACGCATAACCTCAGAAATGCCAGTCGAGGAGTACAAGAAAACGCAACCTGATACTAGATTGAAGGAACTATTAAAGAAAACCCCATATGTCCCCGTAACTCTTGCTGACTAAGGACTTGCTCTTCTCTCTCAATAATTAATAATATATCATCATGGCTAACACTTTCCAAGATTATACAGCGACATCAGGACAGACGGACTTTGCTTTTACTTTTGACTACTTAGAAGACGAACACGTAACAGTCGAGATAAACGGTGCTGTTCAACTTACATCTGCTTACTCAATCATCGTTGAAAGTAATGGCGATACAAAGGTACGGTTAAACGTTGGAGCTTCTGAGAATCAAATCGTCCGAGTACGCAGAAAGAGCCAACCCGACACGAACCTTGTAGACTTTGTAAATGGTTCCGTATTAACGGAAGCTGAGTTAGACAGAGCGTACTTACATAATCGTTATCTTGCTGAAGAGATCAGTGAGTTAAATGATGCGTCGTTGCAGTTAGAACAAGGCGGTACGCAGTGGGATGCTCAAGGGAAACGTATCACAAATGTAGGTACTCCTACTGCTTTAGCGGACGCTACAACAAAAGCTTATGTAGACGGTATTGCATCTGCTATTGCTACAGGCGTTGGGCTTACTCCAGACTTTAATAAATTCACAGGGGACGGCACGACTGATACATTCTCTCTTTCCTTTACTACAAACGGCGTGGCTTCTTCGGCTGTGCTTGTGTCAATCGACGGTGCTGTACAAGACCCAGACGACTATACGGTAGCAGGTGGAGCAGATGAGATACAGTTCGATACACCACCTGCCAATCTTTCAGAAATCCTTGTTATTGAGCGGGGGTATAAAGTAGCAACAGACATTCCAACGGAGTATGATTGGGGAAGCGTAGCCACTGATCCTATATCAGCTTCTTATTCTTACGGACAAATAGTATAACACATTATGAGCATAGCAGTACAAATTCGCAGAGGAACCGCAACACAGAACACCAGTTTTACTGGTGCTGCTGGGGAACTCATTTACACAACAGACGACAAGAAGCTTCACGTACATGACGGATCGACCGCAGGTGGTACGATTGTTAGCGGAGGGAGCGGAGACATCACTGCTGTTATCGCAAGTACCGGACTAAGTGGAGGAGCTACTTCTGGGGACGCTACATTAAGCATAGCAAACGGCGGAGTAGACACCACTCAATTAGCCGACGAGGCTGTAACTTCCGCGAAGCTTGCGACTGCCTTAGACTTCGGATCAATCGTATAATACCATTATGTCAAACATATCAGTACAACTTAGAAGAGGAACAGACACCGAGCACAGTAGCTTTACTGGAGCTGAAGGTGAAGTAACAGTAGATACAACAAACGACACTCTTAGGGTGCACGACGGGTCAACCGCTGGTGGTGTCCGTTTAGCAAAGCTTAGTGAAGCAGGTGGCAGCGGTACAGTCACTTCAGTGGACAGCGGTACAGGATTGACGGGTGGTCCTATTACTACAAGTGGTACACTTAGCGTTGCAGACAACGGTGTTACCTTTGCTAAAATGCAAGACATCAACACTGCTAAAGTAATCGGTAGAACAACAGCTGGTTCCGGAAACCCTGAAGAAGTATCTATATTAGACGATGATACAATGGCTACAGCCTCTGCGACTTCATTAGCTACATCAGAAAGTATTAAAGCGTATGTGGACAGTCAGCTACTTTCTAAGTACAGCACTGGATGGGTGAACACAGACGGAACTACCACTGTAGCAAATTCCGCTACATTATCTTTTACTCACAGCTTAGGTACTACCGATTTAATCATTACCTGTTATGTAGCAGACGACGCAAGTGGTACTAACTCCTTTGCTGTTAGCTTGACAGATATTTCTACCAACAGTCAGGCAGTACAAGTAAAAGACATTACCACGACCGCCTTTACAGTTCAGTTAGGTTCTCAAGGTACTGTTACTACTAATAGCTCAGGTGTTGCTAATGCTACCAGTTTAGCTAGTAAGTATATAAAGATAGTAGCTATAGCATAATACGATATGATCGACTCCCTGCCTAGTCTTCTTAACACCATCCTTGTCGTAGCTCTAGGCGTGATCGGGTGGATTATCAAACGTTTAATCGAACGCTTAGACCTTGGTGATAAACGACTTACAAAGATAGAAGTAGAGTTAGCAGCACAACGAGAGCGGGACGCTGCTGTTGAAAGTAGAATAGGTAAAGTTGAAACTGCTATACAAGAAATGCACAACAAACTTGACCGCATGATGGAGATATTAATTAAGAAATGAGTCTATATAAAAACATTAATAAACGTAAGAGCTTAGGCATTAGCCGTAGCAAGAAGAAGTCAACGATCGCACCAAAGGCTTACGCTAATATGAAGCGTGGGTTTCCGAAGAAGAAGAAGTAGAGATGGGTGTATCGTTATCCATAAGCAGAGGTGAGAAAAGCAAGAAGGGCGGACTCACTGCGAAAGGTAGACGTAAGTACAACAGAGCTACTGGTTCTAACTTGAAGGCTCCACAGCCTGGCGGTGGTCCACGTAAGCGTTCCTTCTGTGCTCGTATGAGCGGTAACAAGGGACCGATGAAAGACAGCAAGGGTCGTCCTACTCGTAAAGCTTTGGCGTTGCGTCGTTGGAAGTGTTAACACATGGCTAGACCTGCTAGAAGACCTGTTGTTCGTCCTAATCCTTTAGCGTTCCAGCAACGTACTATTGCTGCTGGTTCTTCGGCTACTGCAAAAGAGAACAAAGAGAAAGCGGACAACTTGCAAACTAAAGTAACATCCCTAGAGAGTGATCCATTCTTCGTTACTATTGACGGAGGTGGGCCTGTATTAGACGATACTGATATATTTGACGGAGGACAACCTGATGCCTAGTTTCACGAAGCGTATACAATTAAGAAGAGGAACCCGTACTGAGTGGCAAGAAGAGAACCCAGTGCTCCTAGAAGGTGAGGTAGCGATTGAATTAGACTCCTACCGCAACCGTATTAAGATAGGTGACGGCACGACTGCCTGGAACTCTTTACCTTACTTCTTAGATGCTCGTGAGGAAGAGGTAGGAGATTACGATGAATTTATTGAAGGCTTGACAGGTGATCCGTGATTTACTAACAAGTGTCACAGTTAACCAATTAAGCAAAACAAGATATGAGTGTATGGTATCAAATGGGACAAAGTGTTAGAAATTTACTAATATCTCTTACTAGTACGAGTAAAGCAATTTTAGACACCGAAAGTAATATACAAGCAAGGACAGACGATGAGTTAGGAACTATGGCTTTTGCCACTGATACTAATAAATTGTATGTATTTACTGACTCAGGTTGGGTATCTTCTTAATAGTTTTGACAATCAATAACCACTAACATAAAAATTACAAACGATGGCTAACATACTTCAACAAATAGGAACAACTGTTAAGTCGAAGTTGGACGAAAAGGTAAACAAGACGGACGCAGTTACAGACTTCTTAAAGTCTATACTTGGCTTCCCTCAAGAGACCGTTGCTCCTTCTGTAGACACAGCTGCAAACATAACGGCTAGAACTAGCGACGACACAGGCACGATCATGTACGGAAGCGACTCTACGAAGCTTTATGTATTTGACGGCAGTGACTGGCAAATCTTTAATAACAGTTAAACATGAGCGATATTACATTAATTAACGACAGCGAGCAATCATCGCTAGTTACTAACGGACTTGCTAAGAATGGTGAGTTGTATTTAAAAGCAGCGGGTAGTACTGATGCTGGAGCTGTCATAGTATACGATAGCGGAGCTTGGAGGACATTTGCTAATGAGTATAGTGCTTTTAGTAACGCATACAGCGTAAACCTTGACGGTAGTAATGACTACATCGATTTAGGCGGTGCGTCTGACTTCTCGTTTACTAATGGTTCAGGAACAGATACTGCATTTAGTATTAGTGCTTGGGTAAAATTAGATAGTGGTAATCGTATGCGTCTTATAAGTAAAGACACTAGCACATCATCTCGCGAATATTTATTTGGAACTAATAACAATAATAGATTTAATATGCTTCTCGGAACAGGTTCTGTAAACTTGGATATTCAAAATAATACTTCATTGAATACTACAGATTGGTTTCATGTTGTGGCTACTTATGACGGTTCTGAAACTGCCAGTGGTTTAAAAGTTTATGTAAACGCTGACGCTTCAAGTCTAACCGACTTTTCGTTAGGTTCATACACAGGTATGTCATCTACTGCAGGTAACCTAGAAATAGGGAGATTTGCAAATGGACACAGTTTTTTTAACGGTCTTATCGATGAGGTATCTGTATTTAACTCAGAACTTTCTGCTTCTGATGTAACAGCAATATACAACAGTGGCACACCTACTTCCTTAACATCTTATTCACCTTTAGGTTGGTGGAGAATGGGTGATAACGATAGTGGAACAGGCACTACAATCACAGACCAAGGTAGCGGTTCTAACGACGGTACGCTAACAAACGGCCCTACCTTCTCAACCACAATACCCTCTTGATAATTATGAGCGATAGACAATATGTTATAATAAACACTGCTGATGTTTCATCCGTAAACTTTGACGATGTGCTTGAGACTTCAGAAGATACACTAAGATACAACGTAGCGGGGGATGAAACCTTTGTTAAGTACGAAGGTCCTAAACCTCGTTGCTTGTATGGTAAGGATACACTGAGTCACTCAGCTATGCTTACTGTATTAAGTGGGGAAGCTTGGACTGCACCAGAGGAGGGACTATAAGACATGGCTAAACTAGACTTAATTACATCATCCACCCGTCCCGCTTCGCCAGCTGCTGGTAAAGCTTACTACGAGACGGACACTAATAAAGTTATCATTTGGGACGGTTCTGCTTGGACAGAGCTTGTTTCGGACGGTACTGCGTAACACATTGATTTTTTTATAATCACTAACTAACTAAATACTAATATGCCAGATACATCATCCATATTCTATCAAATCGGTCAATCGACCAAGAGTGCTATTGCAGCAGAAGAAACAAGAGCGTTAGCCGCTGAGGCTACTCTCCAGTCGAACATTACTGCTGAAGCTTCTAGTCGTGCAAGTGCCGATTCGACCCTTCAAGCTAACATCGACAGTGAGGCTTCTAGCCGCTCGTCTGCTGACTCTACCTTACAAGGTAATATTGACACAGAAGCAAGCAGCAGAGCATCCGCTGACTCCGCTATCCAATCCGAACTTGACGCTACTCAAAGTGGTGCTGGGCTTGGTGCTGGTGGTTCGTACTCCGCTAACTCCTCCACTAACTACATTACTTCGGTAAGTTCATTAGTTGGAGCCGACGAAGCTCTTGACGGACAAATCAAAACTAACGCTGACGCTATCGCTTCTGAAGCTAGCTCACGTGCCTCTGCTGATTCCGCTTTACAAGCTGAGATTGACGCTGAAGAAACAGCTCGTGCATCCGCCGATACAACTCTTCAAAGTAACATCACAAGTGAAGCTTCTTCAAGAGCCGCTGCTGATACTACCCTCCAAAGCAACATTGATGCTGAAGAGACTGCACGTCAAGCTGCTGACTCCACGCTTCAAACTAACATTGACGACGAAGAGACCGCTAGGCAATCAGCTGATACGACCTTACAGTCCAACATCGACGCTGAAGAAACTGCTCGTATTGCTGCTGTTAGTGGTGAAGCTACTGCCCGTGCATCTGCTGACACTACTCTTCAATCGAACATCGATTCCGAAGCTTCAACTGCACGTGCTGCTGAATCTGCTCTTGACGCTGCCAAAGCTAACCTTAGCGGAGCTTCCTTCACCGGAGATGTAAGCGGAACTAACCTTGTACTTAGCGGTAACTTAACTGTTCAAGGTACAACTACCTCCATCGAAACAACCAACTCCCAAGTTACTGACGCTATCATGCTTCTTAATGACGGAGCTGCTGGTGGTGCTAACAACGGTAACGACGCTGGTTTTATCATTGAGCGTGGTTCTTCCGACGACGGAAACATCGCTGTTGTATACGACGAAGGTGACGACAAGTTCGCTTTCTACAAAACCTCAGCTGGTGCTACTTCTACTGACATCAGTGGAGACGACTCATCTGCTTCCTTGATCGACGTTAAAGCAAACGACGTTGTTCTTGGAGACGGTAACAACCTTGGATCATTAGCTGACTTCACAGCTGCAATGTCCTAATATTGAATTAATAACACCTAATGAGTACGAAAGAGAAAAAGGACGATATGTCATATATATCTTTTCGTCTCAAACGGTCACAGAAGAAGGATGTGGCTGGCATCGCTAATAAACTCGGTGTCAGCTCATCCGCTCTTTTGAACACATGGATCACTAGGATACTCAATAATATGAACGGACTAGGTGATCACAGTGAAGAAATACCGAGAGATAATTAAAAGGATAAGTTTACTCATATCATACATTAAGGGGTGGTTCTTAGGAGCCGCCTCTTTTTGTTTACAAAGATAACAACCTTTATTACTATAACACTATGCTCAGTCATAAAGAGGGAAGTAAACTGCACGACAAGATTGCAGACGCATATAGGAACAGTATAGATATGATGGACGAACACGGAGAGTACAACGCTGCTCTACTTAACGGTGCTCGTCAGTTCCTGAAGGATAACAATGTTACTATGGACAGTGGCTTAGGTACACCCTTACAAGCGTTAAACAGTCAGATAGAAGCGTTACCATTTGAAGAAGAACAACAACATCGAGATACCGCCCAAGCTCAAGGACTTTAGAAACTTTCTATACCTAGTTTGGAAACACCTTAATCTGCCTGATCCTACACCGCTTCAATACGATATAGCGGAGTACATGCAACACGGTCC